TACATCATCTGTTTTTTGTCTCCGAAGAATCCTTAAAAGTCTATTCAAACTCTCATCTCTATCATAAAGTGAGCAAATTAGGATACTCAGCCTAGGACGACCTGACGTCGCCAGGAGGTCATAAACCCTCGTTTTAAGGACGCTAATGGGGGTTACTACTTTAATCTTATCCTCGACGACGTCAGGCCGACCCTCCAGTCGTTTAGGAGGGGGGTTAAAGGGGGTATAGGCTATAACCTTATTTAACCGGCTAATCTTAGAATGTGAGATAACTTCTATATCTGTTTTTCTCTTTTAAGATGTCAAATGCTAAAACAAAATTTTTATAATATTCTTCAATTCTTGAAGGATTAATTTCTAACCCACCATATCTATCGTGATAATGTTTGCCAGTAATTAAATCAATTCCTAGTAGATGAATCCTTTTATAACGAAGTAAAACTGCTAACTGTAATGCACAAAATCCACTGTTACATCCTGTTCTAAAATCATTGAATGTGAATCCAATTCCCTCTGTACCCGCATTTCTTATCAATAAATTTGGTACAAATAAATTGTAAACAAAATTAGAGCTCACATGTTGAAATCTTCCGTTCTTCCATTTCATAGTCGCGTGATCTGGATTAGTTACAACAACCCAAGTTGTTTTTACATTATTGTAATATCCTTCACAAAGTTTACGAAATTGGCCTGAATCTGAAGTTATACAATATGTAGGATTTGGAACATCTAAAGCAGCAACATTTACTGCTATAGTGTCTAAATGTTTAAGTTGACTAAAGTCAAAATCTCTAAGACTTGGTCCACCACCTATAATATATATATCATCATTCAAGTTCTATTACCTACAAATTCATCACAATCTCCACCTGCTATCCCTGCGGTTATAACCGCTTCATCAACTGCTTCATCAAAATCTTTTAAGATACAAAGCACAGGAATCATTTTCTTACCCGTAGGAGTTGTGTACGCTGCAAATTCTGTACCTGCTACTGAATCAAGGGTTATAGTAACAGAACCCAAAAGTGAGATTACTTTTTCTTTTGCTCTTGCCATTTTATTCCTTTCGTTTTTAATCAGCCCATAATAAAACTTCACCATCAAAAGTCAGAACCTCTGACCCATCTATGCGTCCACTTGTATTGTCATCCCATATTAGAGGATTTCTCGCTTCTGCTAACAACTTATCAACATCTGTCAGCATTCCATTCATCACAGCAGCCCAGCCATCCGAACCTGTATCTAATAATGGAAAACTAAAATTGTCTGTATAACTTGTAGCCATCTTTCACCTCTATACATTTTCTATTAATATTTCTCTTGTTTCATCTGACAATAAATGACTGGCTGGGGTTATTTTAACATTCACAGGATTCTTTCCATCTCTTATAGTAGATGTTATTTCATATTCATTTGGCTCGCCTGTAGAATCTACAGTTACTATCTCATTTGTTATAGGAGTCCCATCTTCTTCTTCTAACTCAATTTTGACATTACTAAGAAGTGGGTCTTTGGTATAAGAACCCCAAAGAGCATTTCCATATCCACCCCTGCCAAACCCCGAAGACTTGCTACAAAAATACCAATCAATAGTAACATCATCAGTCTTATAAGTACCCAATCCTTCCCTACTATTTATTCTCATAAGAGATACTGGTAGTGGTTTAAAGCTGTTTCCTGCTATTGTAGTACTATAAGCAGTGACATCAGAAATACTTTGAACTTGATTAGCATAAAAAACCACAGCCTTAAAATATAAAGTCTTACCAATATCTGAATCCTGTAAAATATATGTAAAATCAATATCAAGTGTTTCAACAACATCTCCTATTGTATGAGCAACCGGTAGGGTATTATGCAACCCTCTCATTAGACCAGTAATCTCCCAAATACCCGTCGTAGCCGTTTCTACAGCATTATGATAACCTATTATTTCATCGCCGATCCGAAGTATTTTTCTACCATTGAAAAAAGTATCATCAGAAATAGCTGTATCTAAATCAGTAAGAGTTCCAATATCTACTAAAAGAGTCTCTTGTGATCGATAAACCGTCGCTGTATATGCAGGCAAAATATTACTTAAAGTTCCTCGTGAATTACTGTCACCTCCTGTTATACCATCAATTGTAGTTCTGCCTATAAAATCATAACTTGAATCATTATAACTACGATAAATATTATAACCATTAACCGAAGCATTGCCAGGAACCATTGACAGATGAAGCAATGGCAAATTTATATCTTCTCTAAACATAACTCTGGCATTAGCCAAAGTAACCGCAGCATCAGGCGTGCGGCCGGTTTGCTGTGAACCATAAGCTATACTCGAATAAAGATTGCTTCCATCTTCAATAGCTTCTATAATTAAACCCCTACCATCCTTATCTTCCGAAACAGAAGTGATTCTTATCTTTTCACTTGATAAAAGAATCCCATCGTTCAGAGTGCAAACATCATTCACCTCTAATAACATATCTTTATATGTTAATATGAAAGAATAAAATGAATGTCGATAAAGGGACTCTATTAACATTCTATAAGCCATTTTCTGGGCATAATTTGCATCAGTTATACCAGCAAGGTTTATAGTCTTTTTTCTCATTTGGCCTGTTATTCTCTGGTCTACTTCATCATTTGCTACGGCTACAGAAGCATCGTAATCAGCGTCCCTATCAGTCCATTGTATTTCTATCCGGTTATAAGTTTCGGTATATCTTCTTTTTCTTATTTGTACTGGAGGCTCATCGCTTGACACTACAAGATTATCCTGCGTTAAAGTAGCTACTGAACTTTCTTCTTTGAATACTCCTATCGAAATTTTTCCCCCACTCCTATACCTAAATCCTCCAAAATGAGAGCAGATATAATCAATCCAGTCCCAAATTGGCTTTTGTTCATTTATTGCCAGAGATATTTTTAGATTATTTAGTTCACAATATTCAGCCACACTGTCAAAAGAATCAGTGTTCAAAGAATCAGCTTCTATCAAGCCTAAACCATAACGAGCATTTGTCAAAAGGTTTCTAATAATATAAGATGGGTTTTCATCGGTCGCTGGCCCAAATGCTATCCAGTCGGGAATCTGCTCTACCCTTGCGTAGGAGACGCTGGCCCCGTCGTGTGTTTTCAATGTGGATAAATCATCTGGATCCAAAATCCAGAATTTATGATTGCTGCCACTATCTACACCTACCACAAGCAGCTTATGGTCTCGGCTGATGCAAATACTCTCGGCTGTTCCATTGCCGGGCCTTACGGCTGCAATGACTGAACCATCAGTCGCATCCATCTTAAGAACCGTTACCGTCTGACCGTTGTAAGTTCCAGCCCAAAAACAGCCATACAAATACCCATCCTTATAGGCTATATCAACACATCTTTTTCCATTTAAGGGGTCCGCTATCCAGTATTCGTCTATATCATCAGGACTAAACGGGTAACGACATACAGTTCCACAGTCGCCGTTGGCAACCCAGGACGGAGCACCATTACGAGTACCACAAGTAAACCATTGCTCCAGTGAATCAACAACAATTATTCTGTAAAAAGCATCTGAGCTATTTACTCTATCAGCATCATAATCAGACCAGTCTGTTACAACGTCACCAGTTGCTCCCGAATAAACTATCGGATAACTATTTCCAAGACCATCCGTAGTGTGACCGCCGATAACAATGGAATCATCTGCTGTCAGTCCAATATCCCTTGGCGGAGATAAGCCGTGGTTCTTCTCCCACACCAAATCGCCGGTTGATGTAGTTAATTTAACTAATTTACCATATCCACTGATTGCATGACGTGTTGTTAAAACATAAACATATTCACCATCTAACGTAGGTTTAATTCCTGTAATTGAATGAGCACTATCTACGATCCAGCCGTCCCAGGCTGGCCAGCCTGCAACAACGTTAAAATCACGGTCCAATTTTACAGGGATAGATTTATTAGCTCCATCCGGGCCGCTTGATGAATAATAAAATCCATCTGGTCCTTGATGTATTTGGCGAACCGTATTGTATGGCGGGTCACTTTTTGTGGCTAAAAGATTATATTCCTGGTCATAAAGTCTTGCACTGAGTCCTAAGCCAATAACAATATCAGTATAACTAACCCATTGCGAACAGACCTCAAAAACAAAATTAGGAATAGCTTGACTGTTCCCTAATTCATAATCCTCAAAAAAGGCACAACACATATTAGGATAATCAGAATAATCTTCTCCGGTTAAGGTGGCAATTCCACTATTCTCAAAACCATTGAATCTTGTGAAATCGCCAACTGATATTTCAGTTTTTCCCTTCCACGCTCTGCGAATATCCGCAATACCTTCACATATACCTATCAAAAATGATCGGCGATAACGAGTCTCTGAGCTGGTTGTTTGATCTCCACCGCCTTTACCGCCACCAGAAGAATGTTTTACTGTATATGCTTGTAAATCACCCATCCAAATTATGTTACCAGCAACTCTCGTAGTGCCATAAACTATAGGCACAGGAATTCCTTTATTTGAATTTTGAGTGGGGTATGTCCCCGCTTGAGGCATACCAACATCTGAATCAGCAGGAAATATCATTGAGCCTAAAACAGAACCAACTAAAAAGCCAACCCCCATAGTCAACCCAACATGAGGAGCGACTACAGCTAATCCTATAGCTAACCCTAATTTCATTAATCCATTACTTGCCATCAAGCAACTTTCTTCAAATTAAAACGATAAGCACCAACAAAACGTTTTGACCATTCGTTGTTTTTCATCAATGATACATTACATTTCTTGGCTTTAACATGGCTATGAATAAACAATTTATTCTCTAATAAAATACCAGCATGAGCAATACATTTTCCAAATCTAAATAATACAATATCTCCACTTCTCATATCAAATATTTTATCTGTAAATTTTTCAATTTCATCAACAATATAATTATCCGCCATTGAATGTAAATTCCAGTCTTTTGGATAATTCCTCAATTTATAATCTTTCATATAACCAAGAGTCTGCATAACGCCAATAATCAAACCAGTACAATCGCATCCTTGCTTCGTAGCAGATCGATGTTGGTATGGAGTATCAATCCAAGTCAATGCTTCTTTAACTATATCTTCATTCAAAGACATTACATCACCGTCTCTTCTACTCTTGGAATATATAAAAAACCTCTAAAATTCTCATCATTATCAAAAGTCAAATCACAAGTCTCCGCTGTTTTATCGCAACCAGGAAAAAGATTATAAGTATCACCATTTGCAACAACATTTGGAAATGGCCATAGAACCGTAATAGTATTACTACCGTCTGATAGAATTGGCCTGCGTTGACCTGAATTATTACCACCAGTCATTTCAAGTTCGCCAATAATATATAGATTAGTATCTTCCGCAGGTGTACCATTTACTGTTATCGTATTTCCACCGCCTGTCAACACCTCATCATTTACATATTGAACACCCACCTGTTCTACATACCATATAGTACCTGTAGTTGCTGTTAAGTAGACTATTTGAACACAAACCCCAGTTCCGGCACCTACATCACCGGATAAAGCATCACCAACCTCAACAGGATTATCCCCATCTCCATTATCAAAATCTACTTTATAAACAGAACCTCTGGTCGTGTCAATAAGAGTTAAAGCCGTTCCTCCTGTAGCTGTTCCCGAGTATTGATGATCTGATTGTACTAAAGTACAAGTATCATCAAATAAAGAATTATTACAAGGTTCTTGAAAAGTATGTCGTGGTATTTTAGAATTCAAAGAATCTTCTAATGGTCTACAATTTAAGTTTAAAACAGTTCTATCAAATTCAACATCAGCATAACCAACAAATAAAATTATTTCCAAGTCAGCGGCATAACTATTATCCCAAAGAACCCTCTTTATAGTTACTTTACAGCCGTCAAGAATATTTGCTTGAACATCAGCAACCAAATCTCCTGAAATATTGCCTATTATAACTTGGACAGTATCAGATTCAAAGTTATTAGAATATTGAACTGGGCCTCTACTAATAACTATAGACAAATAAGTATTTGACCCAGCATCCCAAATTATATTTTTAGAGTGGGAAGTGTAATAATATTTAGATCCATCTGACAATTCTAAAATATAAAGTTCAGCTACTTTTACTGAACCCTCAGCAATAGCCGATGAAAACGTAGCATTTACTGATCTCAACTTAGCACCTCAACCAATTTTAAATTTTCATAACTCCAATATCCTTTTTGATGTTCTATATCTGTGTGGATATCATCTTCAAAACGCACTCTAAAATAAAACTGATAAGCTGCTGTAAAAATTACACCAGCACCGGGAGCAGCACCAAAAATAACAATTCCAGTTGTATCATCTAAAGTGTAATCAACTCCTTCAGTTTGATAAACATCATCTAAAAATACTAATGGTTGAAATACAGCACTAGGAGCAATATCTTTTCTATTCTCACTCCATTCTTCTGTTTCACCAGGATAATAAGTTTTTATCAACTGAAAATCTGTTTGTGCTGCAATTGCTGTGATGCTACAATCTGCTACAGTGCAAGCATAATCTTCTTCATCTTTATACAAAAAAGTGGCATAACGTCCTTTCGTTCTTTGAAATAATTCTATAAGTTTATCTCTTGCATCTTCATCCATCCACTGCCAATTAATAGGCCATTCCCTTATTGGTTGTTCAAGTATTTGATTTCTTTGTTCTTTACCAGAATCAAAACTTACTAAATCAGTTAACCAATTAAAAGATTTTATCAAAGGAGCCTGCTCTCCAAAACTTCCATAAGCAGCATCCCCAACAAAATCATTAATAACTAAATTCATTTATTATTTAACCCTTCTACTAGGATGATTATTTTGTATTGTACCTTGAAGCATAGAAGCAATAGCTCTTTTATTATTATTCAAAAATTGATAAGTACCCTGAGCATCTATTGCTTGAACTGTTATGTTTACTGTTGAACTCCTCTTATCTCTACCCACACCCTCTGCCACTTCCTTCTTACTCAAAATCCTTTCGCCTTTTTCTGCTATAATAGGCACTTCATTAGCAGCTAACCCACCATTATGAAATCTTGGAGCATTATTAAAAATATTAGAAGCAACAAATCTAGAAGAATTTACTTGTCCTATCATTCCACCAGCATGTTGAACTGCAACAGGTTCTACTGTGACCGGAGTAGTCACCCCTGGTGCAGTAGGAATTATTCCTGGCATAAAAGACATTAAAGCTCTTGCTAGTTGTGCTTTGATTATCATTCTAGTTATATCTTCTAAAACAGCATTAGCCAAAGTATTAAAATCAGCCTTACCTCTCATTACCAAATCAGTCAATGAATCAGCTACACTATCCATCGCATCGCTGGCTATCTGACTCATATTACTAAAAGTATCTAAAGCACTACCAGCCCAATCATTAAACCATCCTTGCCAATTTTTTGTTTTTTCTTGTACATCATTGTCAATGTCAACTAATATTTCTTTTATCTTTTGAATCATTTCATCTAATGAAGAAGTTCCATCTTTCTTGCGAGCAAATTTAATATCTATTTCTTTTTGAGCCTCTGCTGATATGCTGTCGATCATAGCTAATTGGTCTTCCAATTTTTTATTTGCTTCTTCAACAGCTTTTCTAAATTCAACTTGAGGGGTAACCATTCCTTCTGTCATAGAGGCTGCCCATTTTTCTACAGCAGCAGCACCTAGATTTATACTTTCTATAAATGGTAATTTATTTATCATGTCTTCAAGTTTGCTTAAACCCTGAGCTACTTTCACGATAACAAAAGAAAAAGAATTGATAATAGATTTAGTTACTCCACTCCAAATTAATTTTATAGCAGCACCCGATAATTCAACTACATTTTTTAATCGCTCCCAGCCTTTCCATAAGGAAATTATTGTTTTATTACCCGCTTCTGCAACCCACTTATACTCATTTGCAAGATATGTTCCTAAAGCAAAACTTCCAATTGCTGCATATAGTGCAAGTATAGAACCCATAAGAATTCCTATTGAAGCAGCACCTGCTAGAGCAGCGATCTTAACTAATAATAATAATTTAATAAATGAGCCAAAAACTAATAAAACTGGCCCAACTGAAGCAGCGAGCAAAGCAAATCCTATAATTAATTTTTGAGTGTTTAAAGAAAGGCCTCTCCATCCTATTGCTAAACTCTTAATTTTCTCATTTAATGATAAAAGTGTTGGAGCTAAAATTTTACCAATTACTATGCCCGCATTTTTAATATTATTCCATAAAATTTTCATCTGAGAAGAAAAAGATTTTAATTGTTTTTGATAGACTTCCTCAGTTATACCTTTCATTTTTAAAAGAGCTTCATTATATCCTGCTATTCTATCCTGAAGGCCCAACAAAGGGAGAATAGCTTGCTGAGAACGAGCCTGAAACCCCAGCATAGCTAAAGTAGAGATTTTTTGCTTAGTAGACATTTCTCCTAAGGCATTTGATAAATCACCTACAATTGTAGCCATAGGTTTTAATTTACCACTAGCCTCAAATATATCTATTTTGAATCGTTTCCAAACTTTCTCATTATCTAAAAATCCCTTGGTCATCAAACGAAGCATTCTACTAAAAAGATTTCCAGAATTTTGAGCTTTAATACCTTGATCGGCATAAGCAGCTAAGACTGCAAGGCCTTCTTCTAATTCAATACCATATGCTTTCATAGCTGGGCCAGCTTGAGAAGTTAAAGATAAAGCAAATTGTTTAGTAGAAGCATTAGCTAAAGTGTTAGCACCTATTAAAGCATCTGTAACTCTTGTCATATTCACTAAATTTTGTTGCGCATCTTTTACAGTCAAACCTAAAGCACTTTGAGCATCTGTAGCTAAATCAGTTGCGGTAGCCATATCAAAAGCTCCTGCTACAGCAAATGCTTCTACCGCTCCTAAAGCAGCCATAGATTGCTGAGCATCAAGACCAGCTGAAGCTAAGAAAAAATATGACTTACCTAAATCTGTTGCAGAAGTAATTCCTTCATTAGAAATAGATAGAGCTAAATCCTCCATTTCTTTTCTTAATTGAGGTGTAATGTCGCTCATGATCGCTAATGATTTAATCATAGCATCATCAAAAGAAGCAAATGCTTTAACAGAAGCAGCTCCCATTGCTACTATGGGCAAAGTGACCCTCAAAGTCATCTGCCTTCCAAGATGAGTCATGTTGTCAGCAGCTTTTTTCATCCGCTGTTCAGCTTTCCTCATCTTCTTTTCAAACTGAGATATATCTGCATTAAGATGTACTAATAGATTACCAAGATCTAAAGTTGGAGCAGTCATTATTTATTCATTCCTACTAAATTAGACCAAAATCTTTTAGAACGTCGTGTTTTTTCTTCTATACTTAATTTCTTAGGCGGATAAGCCCCAATTACTTCTTTACTTATTTGTACACCATTTTCATCATAAAGGCACATTGATAAAAATTCTTCAGCAGGAAAAGTTTTAAAATCTTCACCAGGAACTGCTTTAGCTTCGTCACCATCCATTTGTATCTTGATCTTAAAACTTTCATTGTAAATCGATCTTTGAGCACCAGTTAATTCTTTTAATGTACATTGTCTTTCAACGCCATTAGCATCAACTAATGTTACTGGCACTTCTTTTAAACTTGTTTCAAATCTTAGACTTTCCATAGTTTCCCTTTCCAAATAAAGTTTCATTAAACTATACAGGATCCGTGAATTCTGGAGCAGTTTCTACTAAAGAAGCATTTTGGTTAGATGGGTGAATAGTAATAGTGGCTTCAGGCTGTGCCCCCTCAATTAAAGGATCTGGGATAAACGAATTTAACCACCCCCAGAATGCTAGTGTAGCACCATCAGGATAAGTTATTGTAATTAGATTATTTTCATTAACTAATTCTATTAACTGAGGCTCTATTGCTGCATCGTAAGAAACTTTTAGTGTACAATCAGTCAAAGTAATAAGTTTCTTAGGAGCAAAAGTCCTATACACTGAATTTCTCATAGTTGTAGTATCATTTGGGCCTCCCCCCTCAATACCAGGAGGAGATACTTCTTTTTCATACATCTTCAGCCCTGCACTATCTTCTGAAGCAAATTCAATTGTAGTTGAGTGTCCATCATCCATTCTTGCCATTATTATTTCCCTTCAAATTAAATTATTTTAACTGTCATTAAAAATCTACTTTTAAACAATTGTCTTTTCTTTGTTCCTGATTCAGAGCCTAAAGTCTCAATAATACCATCTCTTTTTATACTATGTATTTCATAATCTTCTCCATCTACTGTAATAGTAGTTCTAAGCATAGAATCTATATTAGTTGCTATAGCTTCCATCTTTGCCCAACCAGTATTATGTACAGTGCTTCTAATTATTAGTTCTAAACCATGATGCTGAATAACTGTGCCTAACATTAATCTACCATCTTTAACTCCTTGAGTATTATTAACAGAACCAGCATTATTTTCAACACCATCAGGAAGATAAGAAATATACAGAGGCCAAGTATTACCATCAGCAGGATCTGACATTAATCCTTGATCTCTTATATAAGCTGTTAAAATAGAAGCTGGTGAAATTAAAAGCATCAAACTACCCTACTTAAAGTAACTAAAAAATTAATTGTAAATAATTGCCTTTTCTTTGTCCCTGGTTCAGTGCCAAGTGAAATAATTGAACCAATTCTATTAACATTATGAATCAGATAGTCCTCAGAATCAACTTTAATTTCTTCTCTGTTAATTAAATCAAGATCATTTGAAATATCTTCAATTTTAGCCCATCCAGTATCGTGTGCATCTGAACGAATTTTAATTTGTATCCCATGATACTGAATAACAGACCCTTCCATTAATCTACCGTCTTTAACCCCTTGAGTATTATAAATAGCTCCGGCATTAGTTTTAACTTCATCAGGTAAATAAGAAATATATAAAGGCCAATCATCATCATCATCAGGATCTGACATAGTTTCTTCTGATCTTATATAAGCTGCTAAAATAGAAGCTGGAGATATAAGCAACTTATCTTCAGCTGTAACAACTCTGGTGAAATTAAAAAGTCCACCTGTAACAGAAGAAATAATGTTAGCAATCAAATTATATGACATTAGATTTTCACCAAAATATCTCTATACTTATTTCCTGCTGATGGAGAACGAGTTATATCTTGTTCAAGTATTACTGTTGACCCATCTTCAGCATCCATCAATTCCTGTTTAGTTCCTGTAGCATCTAATCTCCAATCACCTGCCATAAAAGCAGTTGTTATTTTCATTATCTTTTCCCACGTCCAAGTCCCACCTTCTGTAATACCTGTTATGGCTTTCATAGCAGCAGCCAATTCAGTAGCATCCATTTCTGCTGTTGGGGCTTCTTCTAGCGCTTTTTCTGTAAATTTATTACCAGCACTATCTTCTTCTATCATTTCATCCAATTTATCTGTTTCAGTTTTTATATCTGTAACATCACCTTGAATGGCATCCACTTTTCCATCAACAGCAAGAAGACTATCATTATGAGTAGCCAAATCTACTCCTGTAGCTAAAGCACTAACATCAGCTTTACAATCATCCTCATTTACTACTGTTGCTTCCTCTTGATATTCTTTGCCAGTTATGTTAACTCCATCTTGATAGTACAAAACAGAATCACCAGCTTCAATAGTCACAGCACCTGCATTAGAATACAAGTTATCATGGCCACTATCAGTAAGAGCTATAGCAGTTTGTCCATCTCGTACCGTATCATCTGGTTTTAATATCTTACAAGTTATAGTCCCTAAACTTGCAACAGGATGTGTAAGTTTTATAACTCCTTCATTAGCCATAACTTATTCCCTATTTTCAAGTAATTGCCAAGCTCTTCCAGCAACAATAACCGTACACATTAACCCTATTCTCTTTTTCAATAAAGCAATATCCTCTGCTTCTAAATCAACTAAATCTTCTTTCTGAAGCTTCATAGCCAAAAAGAATCTTTTATTTTTTTCTTTACCAGATAAATCTTTATCTATTGAAATAAGATTCATTAAGGCCACAATACAAACATCTCGAAGTAACAGTTTTTTCTTTCGAGTATGCACTGGATTTTCTTCTGGCGTTTCCTCTGAAGATATAAATTTAGGATTATCATATTTTTCCAATTCTTCAAGAGGCTCTTCTTTAAGTGATAATAATTCACTACTCATGTCAATAATCATTTTTACCCTTTCCAATTAGGTTTATTCAAAAACTTCTTCCAGTTCAATAGCGTCGCCAGCTATTTTCTGTAAGCCATATTTAGCCTCTTTATAATACTGTCCTGCCAACCATGTCTTTATGTGTTGGCCAACAGACATCCCCTCTGGCAGTGGATGCTCCCTTAGAAAACCTGGTAAGGATTTATCATACTTCTTTTGTGAAGTTGTTAATGTTACACTCAGCATATTTTTTTCTCCTATATAAGTTCCACTGTTTTTACTGTCCCGCCATCGTTGAAACAAGCGTATACTCTATTATCATCGCTATCTTTCCAAATAACCATTTCGCTTGTATCACACTGCGTCGCATCTGTCCCCGCAGCAGGTTCGTTGGCCTGGGTCAAGAATCTTGGATAGAACCCCGCAGAACCAGCGAAAGATAAATCACCGGTACTCGATATTTGGGTGTAATTCGTCGTCCCGCCGTCACCGAGATAAGTAGTACCATCTGCTGCTATTTTCACTCTATCGCTAAGGGAATTTGCCGAGTCGCCTGAACCACCTCCGGCAGCAGCGGTCTGAAAAATAATATCGCCCCCCGCTCCCGTACCCGTTCCTATACCCGCCGCTATAGTAAAGTCGCCTCCAGCGTTATCTGTACCCTGTCCTCCCGTAGCGTGCAAGGTGATACCTACTGGAGTTGTGGCATATACCCCCTCACCTAAATAGGCGTGGGTAATCCCCGTCCCGTCCGAACCTAAGACTAATTGGTTAGACTCAAACGCCTTGGCATTATACCCTAACATTATTGCGTAATCGGGGTCATTAGGAAGTGACTGACCAACCAAAGTGGCATCTGTCATAGAATCGGTATAAATAGTTGTTGTATTATCTGATATTATGGTTACAAGATAGAAAACACCACTATATCCTACTTCATTTCTGTAAATCTTTCTGGCCGTGCAGGTCATTGGCCCCGAATAAGTAGGTATTCCCGATAAATCCACTTGCTGATTGCCAGAGGTGGTAGTAACTGATTTATATGCTGATAAAGCCGTTTCTTTGGTATCTAAAACATAAGATACTCGATAATAATAATTACCTATTTCCAGTTCAGTTCCTACAGCCGCTGCAGTTGTAGTAATTGCCGAAGGTACATAAAAATCAGCGGCATAACCCATCGCTGAGTTGTAATTGCCGGTGGTGTTGTAGCGGAGGGCATAATAACCCATTGCTGAGTTGTAATTGCCGGTGGTGTTGGAGTAGAGAGCCTGATAACCCATCGCTGAGTTGCGAATGCCGGTGGTGTTGTAGTTGAGGGCGGCATAACCCATCGCTGAGTTGTAATTGCCGGTGGTGTTGGAGTAGAGGGCAGACATACCCATCGCTGAGTTGTAATTGCCGGTGGTGTTGGAGTAGAGAGCCTGATAACCCATCGCTGAGTTGTAATTGCCGGTGGTGTTGGAGCGGAGGGCATAATAACCCATCGCTGAGTTGCGAATGCCGGTGGTTAAGGAAGCTCCTGCATCCTTACCTATCAGCGTATTATACAACGTATCATCAAAGTTAATCAAACCAGCTACTTGTATCGCATTGTTCGGAGTTGTTGTCTCGATGCCCACCCGATGATTAACAGGGTCTACATAAAGAGTATCGGTATCAACAGCCAATGTTTCCGATATCTTAACGTCACCGGTAACATCCAAAGTAACCGTAGGTGCTACAGCCGAACCTATTCTCACACCCGTTCCGTTAGAAGTGTCGAAAATAACATCGCCGCCGGTAGTAGCAGTCCCTCCTGTACCGCCCGCTCCTGTTGTAAATACTATATCGCCGCCATCACCGGCTGGCCCTAAACCGGCTTCTCCATCTCGCTGCTGCAAACAATAGGTCCTTCGTCATCTGTACCTATTGCAACTAAAGAACTACCGCCTAAATCACAATTAGCAATATCAAAAGACACTCTATATGTTTTGTCCTGCACTACTGAAATCGACTGACTCAAAGAACTTTCTATGTCATCATCATAAACATAGTCGGACACACTCTCTCCGGCATTCCACGACCAGTCGCCGCCGAAAGTCCAACCTTCTTCGGTATCAGTAACCAACTCACTGCCAAACGTGGCTAAACCCGGCCCACCGTTTCCACCAATCGCTACTACCACATCATCAGCCGCTGTATCAACCGCACCGGTTGAGCCTGTGGCAGTTAATCTTGTCAGACTGGTAAGTGCCCCGCCAGTTAATGACGCTGTTCCATCTGTGAAAATACCATCTATTGTCAGCCCGTTGGCTGTTAGGGTATAATTTCCGATATCAATGTTATTGGCGACCGTAAGAGATGTTATCCCATCCACAGTCCCGGAATCAATATTGACATTGGTAAGGCCCTGGCTGCCCATATCCCAAGCACCAGCTAAGGCCCGTCCCCCACTGGCGAGTAGATATTGAATATGATCATCATTCTCTAGGCCAGACAACACACTATGATATAATACTTTTTCTAACATTATCTAAGCATCTTAAAAATTTCTACTCTTTTTTCTCTGATAACAGATTCTAAAAACTTTGCTCTCTTTCCTTCTTTATGTCTTGCATCTAAGTTCTCATGAACGAATACAGCATAAGCAGCTTTATACAAAACTATAACATCAGCTTTAAACCCTTTACCACCAATATTTCTTGTTTCTGCCCCACCTTTTAAATTAGAAGTATCCACAGGAACAATTTTTTGACTTTCTCTTTGAATAAATAAACCGGCAGTTAACAACCTCTTTTCAAATCCAATATCCAACTTTGAATTAGCTCTTTTAAGATTGCTAATAACATTTTTTAACCCAGTTATTTTAACAAGTTTAGCCATTATAAATAAGCTGTCTTAAGAAATTCTGTTGCCTTTAAATTTGGAAGATTATCAAATCTTTTAATCTCCCATGCCCCTATATTTTCTTTTATATTAACAGAATCAGTAATATCAGCTGTAGTGCCTAACATAAGTATCCCACCCTCAGGTGTATCTCTATCTACATAAACTATCGCATTTGACATTTGTATTTCGCCATCTGAAGCAAGAAATTCTTCATTTTTAGCTTCCCATCTACATTTAATAGGAACAGGATCTCCTACTACTTTAACACCAAATTCATTTACAGAAGAAAATGGCCAATAAATAGCGTCTTGTCTCCTCATTCTTGAAATTATACTCATGGCCTACCTAAACTTAACTAAACTTATAATTATTGCAACTAAAGTTGTTATAACTAAGCTAACAAGCCAAGAGGGACGTCTTAACAACTTATCTTTTATCTCTCTTATATCACCTCTAAGTTCTATTACAAAGTTTTTTAGACCATCAACTTCTACTTCCACTTTAGTTACTCGCTCTACTAAATCTTTATTTTCTTCGTTCATTATTGTTCCTTTAATCAGAGTCCTCAGTTCCTAACCAAGTGAACCCAACAACAGAACTAGTACCATTTTTTATATTCTCATTTAAAGCAGAAAGACCACCATAGAAATCTAAAGTCATAGCCATTTGCCCATAATGTGAAGTAGCAAACCCTAAATCAACTTTAGATTGAAATCTTTCAGATACAGGACCAGCCCTCTCCTCACTGGCTCTCATATCTCTTACAGTATAAAAATGTGCTGACAACCAAGTTTCTATTTGTAGTAACTGAGCAGCTGTATAATCGTCATCTAATTCAGTACAACACTTAGTCACTATCATATTAGCAGCTGCTATAAATGGGGTTAAACTTATTGCAGAATCTACGTCTATGATGCCTTCTACTAGTTCATCAGTTGTTCTAACAGCCATAATCAAACCTCAATAATTATATTAGGTTTTTCTTTTTTATCTACATTGCTAAATTTCTGTAACGCCCAGAATCTTATAGCAGCTTCCTTCATTGACATGCCACCTGAGATACATTCAAACCTATACAAAGAATCAACATAGTCTTTATAAATTTTAGGCAATAACCCTAATCTCATTAGTTGATAAAGGGCATCATGATGAAGACTTGCTACCTTACAATACTTATCTAAATCCCAAAATCCAAAAGATATAAACTTGGCAATTCTTTTCAATGGAATACTGGATCCATCCCAAGCATATCCTTTTTTAATATTTATTACACTGCCAACCATCGTAATATACAATGTATCAATTGCATCTGTTAATCCTATGTGATCAAAAATAAAAGTTTCATCTTCTGGTAATCGGTACTTCCATTTTTTACCTGAGATTATTTCTATTTTCATAATAAAGATGCACCCAATTCAATTAATTCTTCAGGAATATTTGGATCTGATTTTTGATTATCCATTTGTATTGTTAAATTTTCTATGCTCTGTTCACCAAGAGCTCCATAAAACATCATCCGACATCCACTTAAACTAAGCAATATGATAATCAATATTATCCACTTCATTTTTTCTATTCTCCCAGAATTCTTTGACACCAATCTTTGGAAATACATCTAAATTACTGTTATCAGTGACATTTAATATTTCTACACCAGGAAATTTTATTAAATCTTCAGCAATCCTACTAAACCCTGTAATGAATTTATTATAAACTGCTCTATCTGGTACATCTAAAGGATTATGGTGCCAATTGGCATTTCCTTCTTTTCCAAGTTGCATATCAAAGCCTAAAAGATATATCTTTATAGCACCTAACAATAATGCTAAGTTTATAGCTACCGATCCAGTATTATAATTCCAACCAAGAGCATTGTAATGTAACCCTCTCGGTTCCCTATCCATCGTCCAAAGCCAAGGAATTTTAGTATTTATTAGCTGAGAAACATTAGTAAACAAAATTCCTTTATATTGCTCAAGTGCTTTCTCATGTTTCTTAAACCATTTTTTATCACCAAAGACACATATCTTACATATCTCATGACCATGAACATATGCATCGTTACACCCAATAGTCAAGAAAGGTTTAAGAAGATTCCAATCAAATACTTTTAAAGAATCTCCACCCCCAATTATAAACACATCTTGACCATCCCACTTTTTTTCTGGTATCCATTTAGGCATTATTCAAGTAGATTAAAACTTCATTACGAGTAAACCCAGCACCACCAATAATATCAGAGTTACCATCAACTATGTGATACATATTATCAGCTGCTTTATGAATTTTGAATTCAGTTCCTTTAGCTTCTAAAAAAGCAGTTGTAACATCTGGGCCAAGACGAGTTGTAATTGTTTTAACAGAATCTGAAGCTGGCTTGCCATCACCAGCTTCAGACCCTTTAGGATGGGGAGGAGACATCTTAGTGGGTATATTTGGCACCCTTTCTGGAGCAGGAATTCCACCTTCTTTAGAAACTTTTTTAAACTTACCACGAAATAGTGAAACTAAGTTAACATCAGTTTCAATTATGTCACCTTTCATAAACTTTTTATTATCTTGTTCGTGACTTCCACCAATTAATTCAAAAAACATAATTTCCCTTTCCAAATAAGGTTTACACTGAACCATGAACGATGCCTGTTTGACTATCCTGATCTGCACGTAACTGCGGCACAATGATCGACATGATCTTAAAGTTCTTTTGAAGACCACCCTTAGTGTCCCAAACAACAGTAACCATGTCCATACCAATAACCATTCGAACAACATCAGAAGTCATTTGAACTAAAATGATGTCATAGCCAGTAAGATAATCAAGAGTACGAACATCCTGAAGATCTCCAAGTTCTTTAAGACGATTACGAATAGTCTTATCAGAAGCTGCTTTGAAATCATCATCAATATACTGATCCCAGTTAGGTGCAACATAAAGAACCCACGGTCCATAATGAAAAGCATTTCTTGACTGCTGCATCATAGCTAAAACATCAGCTAAAAGATTAGCACCAACACTTGCCCCACCACCAACTGGAGTCGTGATAGTGCGAGTCAAACGACTTGGAAAATCGGTAAGGCCATAAATAACCCCACCACCAAATGAATACTGGTCAGCAACAGTACTAACACCGAGTGTAAGCTTCTCAGTTTCTTCAGCTACACGTCTTGCAGCTAATTCAGCTGAAGTAGTATCAAGCGGTGAACCACTATTTTGACTAGTAGCAATTTGACGAGCGGAATAAGAGAAATCTTTATGAACAATTGGAAGAGGCAGAAACCCCAATTCCCATACAGGGCGATCATTCTCATTTTCACGAAGACCATCCATACTTACACTCGCTGGACTAATATCACTCTGAGTCTCAGTCTCAAGAACTGTTTTACCAAGACCATTAGGAATATTATAAGTTAATCCAGCAGCACGAAAATCTGCTACAGCTTTTAATCTTGGTTTTGCCACTTTGACTACAGCTTCATCAAGAATTTTCCACGCATCTTTTCGTAGAGTCGCAGTCGCATTACCAATCACTTTTTCTTCGAGCTTACCTTCTGAATTCATTACACTTATACAAGTATATTTCCCACAATCACTGAGATAAGGTCGTAAAGCTAATGGATTGAAGTCATTCATTGCTAAAACATCAGCGACTTCTCCATGAGCTTGCCCATTAAACATAAAATCCATCAGTATATCCTTTCAATTTAAAATTTAATTATAATTTTTAGATGATACGAACTAAAGCAAGGCCATTTGCTACAGCACTATTTGTTAGATCCTTAGCTTCCATCGCATAGGCAATAACAACTTCATCATTAGCATCACCACTACCAACCGAAGCTGCCTCAACTAATGTTCCATCACCATTAGACATTAATTTGTCACCAATAGCAATATCTTCGCCGTCTTTGATCATAGCGTAAATAACACTGCCCTTGTTTGGAAGGATACAGGCAACCAAACTATCATCAGCGTAGATATGATCACGATTCTCACCTTGAAGAGCATCTTCCAAAGCAAACATAGCTTCTGCCTGCCCACCTTGCGTATCGTGAGGAACAACCTCACCATTTGAATCTAACATTAATAGGAACCCAGGATATATCAAAGCAGAAGCTGCTTTGTATTCCTCATATATATAAGTTCCTTTCGCATGAATACGATTTTTTGACATTATTTAACCTTTCAATTTATCATTAACTTATTTTGTTAGCCAACCATCGATGGGAGCGGCAAAGGCTCACCAGCTTTTCTATTTTGAAGAGGACCCTGACCACCCTGGCCACCATAGTTGAATCTTGGCACTTCCGGAGCCGAAGTAGAAGCATCACGAGCTAAATTAGCAATATTAGCTAATTCTTCAATATCTTTTGTATTAAGAAACTCTTCTGTAAATGTGTTCTTTTCATTTGCGATAATCTCATCAATGATTAACTTTTTCTGAGAATTTTGTACCTTCAACGCATTTTGAAGTACACCCCTAAGACCTGTTGGGACTTTTTTAGCTAAGAAATCTTCTACTGACATATTCTCAACTACCTCAGGTTCCTTAGTCTCAGGTTCCTTAGTCTCAGGTTCCTTAGTCTCAGGTTCCTTAGTCTCAGGTTCCTTAGTCTCAGGTTCTAACTTTTCCAACACATCTTCGTTCATTGCCATTAATGCTTCACGATCTGATTCTTTCCATTTCGTTTTAGCATTGGTAATGAGACCATCTACCAATTTCTTTTTTTCCATTGTTTTTTCCTTTCGAATATTACCAATAAACTTGCCATCTTTTGTACGAAACTCAGTTACTCTAACTACTTCTTCTTTTTCTCCTTCAAAATTAACAGAACTGTCGCTTATCACATAGCTCTGCTTATATAGTTTACCTGCATCCTCATATATAAAAAATGAATCAAATACTTCGTCTATCCATAGATCTTCATTATTAACTTTGAGTAAAGAGCTAAGAAGACCACGAATATTACTGTGACTCATTTCGTTTTGAATATAAGTTGCCATCTTAGAACTTATACGTGCAACAATACCATCATCATTTGCTAAGATATACTTTCTTTCTTCATCTCCTATCTTTGTAACGTCAATAACAATATTCGTATTCTCTTTATTCAAACGCAAAAATCCTGCTCCATCATCAAC